TTAGACTCGTAAAGTTTCCGTCATATGCCCGCCCAATGGCAGTGCTGACGGCGGCCAAATCTTTACCGGTCGCTTTTGATGCGTCAATACTGAGAGTAAGCAACTCTTGTGCCTTGGCTGCATCGCCAGTAAAACGCACTAAACCAGCAAGTGCGGGGCGTAACTCGTCGTCGGCTACACCGCTTGCTAATTGTGTTTGGTCAACAAAGTCGGCCATAGAGTCGGCAAGTGCTTGGTTAGGCCCAAGCGTGGCGCGCAGCTGCGTTTCTAAAAGTTTGGTGCTCTGCTCATCGGCAATAGCGGCCTTAGCGGCCATAGCCAAACCGCCAGCAAGTGCGGTAACCGCGCCGGCGGCGGGCACCATAGCGTTTTTAAGTAAAAACCCGCTTTTGGCGCCGAAGCCTTGCAAGCTCTGAAACTCTTTTTTGGCTTTGTCAAAACCAGCCGTGTTAAGGCTTGAGATAATGGGGATATTGATTGCCATGGTTAGCGCGTCCTAGTCGTTACAAGGTTACGGTTAACAATAGTCATAACGCGCTGCACTATCTTGTCTACCTCGTCCTCGACGGCTGGTAGCACGCTCATGGCCGCTGGTTCCAGAGCGCGAGGCGCTGTCCGCGGGCCGACGTGCTCGCCTTCAGCAATAAGGTTAGTAACAAATTGGCCGCCACCTCTGATGCCTGCGTGGTCCCAGATTGCGCCGGCAACGTCGCGTTGCTGTAGTACAAGCAACTGGTATTGCGTCGCCTTAAAGTCGGCTGTACGGCCGTTAGAGAACGTCACGGTACGGGCACGGCTACCACGTTTGCCAACTACCGAGCGAATGCCAGCGATGACACGGGCGCGTGACCAACCCGTGCCGTCGCGGCCTTTAATCATGTTGCCATTACCCATACGCGACAACGGGGTAGCAGTCGGAATAAACGAGCGCGCAGCTGTAACAAGTCGAGTACCCGCGCCACGCTGAATGTCCTTAGTAATCTGCCGGCGTAAAGTGCGGTCTACTTTGTTAATTTCCGCTAAAGCCTCTTGAATGCCATAGACCTTGTAAGACGCTTCAGCGGGCATTTTGTTTACGCTGCCTTTCAAGTACATCTATAACGGTGGCTAAGTCTGCTAAGTCAAAGTCTATAGCGGGGGGCCACCAGCCCGTGTGCAATAAAAGTTCGGCTAGTTGTCGCCGGACGCTGCCGGCACGGTAAAAGTTTCTGGCTCACCGTCTACTACTTCTAGGTTTTCAATGCTGTTTATGAACTGGTCGAGCGTTGCCGGCACGGTTACACCTGCGCGTTGGCTGGCTTCGTATGCCATAAAGGCTAGGTCTTCCATGCCTACACCGCTGCCTAGGTCACTGGCGCGACGCTTAAAGCGCCGTTCCCATGCGACAATGACCGCAAGGCTGGTGGTTACCTCGTAGGCATCTTCGTTTGTGCGTTGTACTTTGAGCCGTAACTGCATGTCGGGCTGCCTTTCGTTTGGGTGTTTTTAGGACTCGTCTACGGTGTAGGTGCCGCCGCGAATGACAATATCCATGGTGGCGAGCGTGCCAAGTGATGCATTCATAACTGGCAAAGTTTCAAGGTAGCCATTGCTCAAAGTAAAGCCGGGGTTTGTGGCTGAGTAGGTACCGGGTGTTGATGGTGCAGCTGGTGAAACAATAATGGTTGGAATTTGTGTACCGACCAAACTCTTTAATGTTGCGTATGACTCGCTCGCTGCGTAGCTCGCATACATCGTGAGCGTTAACTCATTATTTTGCAACCCAGCCGTAAACACTCTTGCAGTTCCACCAAAAGCAGTTGACTCCAGAGCTTCAATGGTTTGGTTATATTGCACCGACGTGCACTGGTCTGACACATTGACCGCGCCAATGAGCACGTCTGGATTTGATAGGTAAGTACTTGTAGCCATGGGGTTTACTCCTCGGGTGTTTCTTCTAGTTCTGTTTTAGCAGATTTTGGGGCTTTAGTGTGTGATTTCTCGACAATGAAACCGCCAGCCAAAAGGTAGGCGACATCGTGGCCGTCTGGGTTAAAAGGTTCGCCGACTACGCCGACTCGGGGGCTGTTAACTAAATACATATTTTCCTAACTTGTTTGGGCCTGCATGGCTATGGTCAAGTCGTAAGCAGGATACTCAGCACCACCAATTACGGCGATGGTTGGGCGGCCGTCTTGTACGCCTACTTTAGCGCCAATGACTTTAGCGGCAAGGTTCATAAGCGAACGTTGCGCGTCTAGGTTGTTTGGGCCAAGTGTGATGCAGCGCACCGGAAACAACATTTTTACGATGTTGAAGTTAAACGCCTCGAATGTTGGTGCGTCAATGAAAACGCACGGGGGGCACAAATTGCGTGGGTCGTTGACCACTTGTAGACCGCTAACGGCGCTCAGCGTGGCTACTAGGTCGTCTAGAGCCTCGTTAAACAGGTCTGTGTAGTTCACTGGCACGAGTTATGCCACTTGCGGTCTGTCAATGCCAAGCAGTTGTTTAATCACGCCAGACAAGCCCGTAACGCTTACCGCGCCACCGTCGCCAAAACTAGCGAATTGGTCAATGCTGCCACGCTGTCTATATAACATTCCCCCATATTGGATACAACCGAGCGTTACGTCACCACTCGGGCTAGTCGCTAATGCGTCAATGTAACCAGCCTCTTGCCGGCGACGGAAACAAAACGCATTTGCAGCTGCCGCGCATTGTGTCAAGAATGTTGTATCGGCGGCCGTAGCGGTGCCAATTCCGAGCCAGTCCTCAATTTGCCCGGCTGTAATCCATTGACAGGTAGGCGCAAAAGTTAGCGTGCCGGTTGCTGGGCCGCGCTCGACATCTGCCGCCGTTAAAGCAAACAAGACTTGATTTTGTATCGGCAAGTCGTAGTTGTAAAGCAAGTCGCCGTATTCGTCTACGCCTAAGAAATAGAACTGCGGGCAAGCATAAACAGTGCGCGTACCGTTAAATGTTGCGTCAACGGCCGCGACTGTGATGCTGTCGCCGGGCTGTACCAGCGCGTTAGTGAGCAGTTGCAATACGCCGTAGTTATCGGCGATTTGCTTGTGCGTGATTGTGTAAACCGCCATGGCGGTGGCCCGCCTTTCGGGTTAAGCGTTGACGATTTTTACAAACTTGGTTGCGTCGGCCATGAAGACTGCGGCGTAACCACGGAATGCGATAGTGCGGCCAAGCGTGCTAGGCACGTCTACCGAAATAGCGCCTTTCATTTGTTCGTAGAACTCAAAACCCGCAGCTGCACCAGCGGCGTGGCCAACTACGCCAGACAAGGTACCGGTGGTTGTTCCGCCGGCCATGTTCTTGTCAACTACAAGCGTGAGACCTAGTGGGTTACCGTTCCACGATACTGCTGACTGTGTGCCGTAGGCGTTGTATCCGCCAAGACCGGGTGCGCCCACAAACGGGAATACGGGGGAGTTTGAGCCGTCTACGGCCATACCTAATTTCGCCCAAGTAATTGGTGACACCACATAGTGTGTTGGCAAGTAGTTACTGGTGTTAGAGATTTGGTACGCAGCGCCGTAAATTGCCTCGACGATATCGGCACCGCTAAAACTTGTAAGCGTTTCGGTTTGTGTGGTTTGTGCTACCAACTGGTCTACTGCGTAGTTATCGGTTGCTTGGCCGTAGGCGATTGCCAACTGCTCAAGAATGATGTTGATAGACGCGGGGTCACTCCAGTCAAGGTCTTGTTCGGACACGGTCACATATGTACCAAACGTAAGCTTGCTCACATCTGTATTTGAGACCACAACAGTTGACGGGTCAAGCGTGTTCAGCTGACCAGTCGGCTGCTGGGTAACGGTTGGGCGGGTTGCAATTTTTGGACGGCGGAATGTTGCGCCAGCGGTAGGCATTGCTTTTGTACCGATAGCGCTAACAAACGGGCGAATTGGGTTAAGCGAGTCGTAGACACTGCCAGTAATGACTTCGGGCAAGATACCCGGTGTATCGGCGGTGGTGATGTCTGGCGCAGCTGCTTTAATGCGTGCGTTCATTTCAGCAAAAACGCTGCCGCCTGCTGCCATTGCTGCAATGTATTCGCTAGGTGCTGGCAACTTAAATTGTGGTTTTGCAGTTGCCCACAAAGGCGCTGTAGGTGTTGATGCCTCTACTGCTGGTGCTTGGTTTTCCATGACGGGTGACTCCTCTGGGGTTTCTGTAGTTTCTTCTTCGGTTTCGTTCTCGTCGGTGTCGGGTTCCGTCTCTACTGATGTTATATCAGACTGTGCAGCAATTTGGTGGATTTTCGCATCGGCAAACGCGCCTTCGGAAACCATGCTGAGCTCTGACCAGACTGCGGCGGTGACATGCATAACGCCGTCTACCATTGTCCATTCTGTAGGTGTAGCGCCAACGCTCACCGAGTCAAGTACGCCGTCTTGGGCGAGCGTGAGTGCTTCGTCGCCTGCGTTAGTGGCTGAGATACGGGCCGCAAACATTACGCCTTCGGGTGTTTCTACGCGCTCGGTCACAATGCCAATGGGCTTAGTCGAGTCGTGGTACTGCATGAGTTTTGGCGCTGGGCCGTCAACTGGCAAACTGCCCGGCATAAAAAGCACGTCTAAACCGGTGCTTGTTTTTGCGGCCACGTTATATGGGGCGGCCAAACCGTAAATTGTGCGCTTGGGTGCAGAGCCTTTAGCGGCCTCGACAGTAAAAGAGCTTGGGGTAAACCTAATCATTTGCGTACCTCGGGGTTTCTATTGTTGTTTCTGTTTCTACTTCAGCGTCACCCATATAGGACTCACTTAAATATTCTTCTACGTCAAACTTAACGTAAGTGCCATGGGGCAGTATGTTGTCGCTTGACAAGGTTTCTGCGATGCAGTCAATAAAGGCCTTGGCCCCAAATAGGTAAAGGTCGGCACGAGCGCCAGCCGACGTGGTGTATTGGTAACTGCCTTGGTCAATACCAGCCAAGTAGTTGGGGATATTGGCGGCGCGGCAAAGTTCACGGGCTTGGAAATCGCGGGACTCGACAAGCAACATTTTGTCTGGGGTCGCCGTCGTGGCCTCGTATGTCAAGTACTCGTTAAGCGCAGCGGTTTGGTTTGTCATGCGCGCAGCATTAAAAGCGGCTGCCATGTCGGCTAGTTCTTGACCGCTCAAAGGCTCGCCACCGATTTGACGCAATACGCCGGCAGGAATGGCCGACTCCGCATTACGTCGTGCGCTGGCCTCTAAACGTAAAGCGGTAGTAATGGCTTCGCTTGACGTATAAAGCAAACCTTGTACCGGGCTAAGAAACTGCACCAAGTTTTCTGACTCAATAGGCAAACCTGAAAAATAGACTTGGTTAGACGGCCCAAACCATACGGGGCCCGCTTGGTCTTGGGTGGTCACCATTGCAGCTGGTAGGCGCTCAAATGATGCGGGGTAACCGTCGGCGGTGCGCGACTTTATGTACCAGAATGCGCGGCCGTAGAAGAAAAGGTCATCAAATGTCCAAGACAAAATAAAGTTGTTGGTTACGTTTGGGTCTATACGGGCTAGCCATGCGCGGGGGGCAAGCGGTACTTCTTCCATCTCGTCGCCGTTCCAAATGTCGCGGTACATCTCTAATTTAAGACAACCAATGACGCTGGCCATAAGGTCTCGGGCGCGTGAGATAGTCGGTACGCGCATAGCAATTTGGCGCATTTCGCCGTTTGTGTAGGCGTAGAAGTTGTTTATTTGTGACGCGCCAGCGTTACCGCCGGTGCCATAACCTACGGCGGCTTTTATTTCGGGGTCTTGTGAAGTGCCAACCGCAGCAACTTGTTTGCGTCCAAATAATGCCATGTGGATATCTTGCCATTTTCTTTGTGGGGAAATGTGGATAACCGGCTAAATCCCGACGAGATAGCCGGCCGTCCATAGTTGAGTGTACTACCTAGAAATAACAAGTAAAGGCTTGCCGCTAGAGCTGGGGCGCGACTCTAAAGCTGCGGCCCATACCATGCAGCGCGCTAATTCAATAGGCCCGGGCGAACGGGTAGAACTAAGTGCAACGCTGCCTTGGTGTTTAATCATGACGGCGCGCTCAACGTGTTCGGCTAATAGTTTTTCCCCAGTTTGTCCAATGCGGTTTTCCACAATGAGCGAGCGCACGGCAAGAGTCCATTTCAGCAACTCGCGGTACCCGACGATGACGCGGCGGCGCTCATGCTTGGGCGGGCAATGGGTTTCTAGTACCGGGGTAATTGCGATACGCAGCTGCGGGCCGCGCTCTACTTCACGGTCAACGCAAGCCCACATTTCGGCCATGTTGTCTACGTCAAATGCGGTGGTTATTACGGTTTTGTTTTCTACGCGCACGGCGCGCACGCCAACATACCGTGCCTCGTCAATGGACTGCTCGATAGCGAGAACACCGCCGGCGGGGACTTCGCCGCTAAATAGGCAGGCTTCCCAAAGGCCGTTTTCTAGCCAACCCGAGTGCGAGCTTGTCCAAGTGTTGACGGAGCCGCGCAAAAATGCGTTGCGGTTTGGGGCCTTGGCTTCAGCCTCGATAACTGACATGTCGAGCGTGTGACCAAGCGCGGGGTTTGCGTACTTCCAAGCCTCGGGGGTCATGGGGTCAATGTTGCTAGGCGGGGAAAACTCAGCGAAATAAAGCGGGCCGTGGTCGCCGGCATCTATGGCTCGAATACCTTGCTCACGCCAACGCAACATGGCTTTTGACTCTGGGGTACCAGCTGTAGACCACATAGACATAAGCGGGTTTTTTCTAGCGCGCTGGGACGGTAACAAACCTTCATCTATCGCAGCTTCGGAAACGCTCCACACTTCGTCTATGCAAATAAGGTCGGCGCTATAACCGTGGCCAGCTTGTGGGGTAGCGGCGCGCACTAGCCAAGTGCTGCCGTCTGGCATCTCAAGGTTCATGCGGCCGTATGACCACGAAATCTTGGCATTGAACTTGGCACCAAGGATAGGCGCAAGGTACTTAAACAGTGCCGTAGACAAGTCGAGTTGATGGCTGCATGTAATGACGGTTTGGGGTTTACCACGGTTGCCGCCTTGGG